AAACGAGCGGCAAGAGGATTAAACGTAAATGCTGATGAGGTATTCATTAAGGTGATTACTTCAGTTCCAACAGAGGGTGTTATTACAACCAAAGAGTTGGATAAATTAGTTTATGAGATTGCGGCGGCATATACCGGAAGTCACCACGATTATTCAAGATTAGCATCATCTGTGGCAATATCTGCATATCACAAAGAGACTGATGAAAGTTTCTGTAATACAATGCACACCTTACACGTTGATGGTATCATTAACGATAAGTTAATGGAAACTATTGAACTATATGGTACTGAAAATATTGATTCTGTAATAAATCACGAGAATGATTACAATTTTGATTATTTTGCGTGGAAATCGTTACAAGAAATGTATTTGTTAAAAAATCCTGAAGGTAGAGTAATTGAAAGACCTCAACATATGTATATGAGAGTGGCTTTATGGGTTACTAAATCATTTGAACAAGCGGTTGAGTATTATCAATCATTATCAAATCAAGTTATATCTCCTGCCACACCAATTATGATTAATGCGGGGACTAAAACCCCTCAACTAGCGTCTTGTGTGTTGAAATACAATCACGGGGATTCAAGAGAAGGGTTATTACAAACATTCAACGACATTTCAACGTATTCGTCAGATGCTGCAGGTATTGGATTATGTATGTCAAGTATTCGTAGTAAAGAGAGTCGTATTAACTCATCAGGTGGATTTGCCGGTGGTTTATTAAAATACTTAAAGATTGTTAATGAAGGATTAAGATTCTTTAATCAACAAGGTAGAAGACCCGGTAGTGCAGCAATCTACATTGAACCTTGGCATAAAGATATTATTGATTTACTTGAAATCAAAAAGAATACGGGGGCTGAAGAATTGAGAGCAAAAGATTTATTTACTTCAATTTGGTTACCGGACAACTTTATGAATGCGGTTAAGAACAATAGTGATTGGTATTTGTTCTGTCCTAACGATATTATCAAAGCGGGTATCAAACCATTACAAGAAGCTTATGGTGATGAGTACGAATCAAACTACAACAAAGCGGTTGAACTTGGTCTTGGTAAAAAAGTAAAGGCACAGACAATTTGGAATAAAATTATTGAATCTCAGGTTGAAACAGGAGTTCCTTACTTATGTTCTAAAGATAGTGCTAATAGAAAGACAAACCATCAAAACATTGGGGTGATTAAACAATCTAACTTATGTAATGAGATTTACCAATATACTGATGAGAACACCACAGCAATCTGTACATTATCATCTATGGTATTGAAGAACTTTATTGTTAAAGGAGAGTTTGATTTCAAGTTACTTTACAGTGAAGTTAGAAAGGTTGTTAGAGCACTTAACAAAGTTGTTGACATTAATAGTTATTCAACTGAACAAGGTAGAAAAGGTGGGTTAGAACAAAGAGCGATTGCTATTGGAACTCAAGGTCTTGCTGACGTGTTTTTCTTAATGGATTACATATTCACATCTGAAGAGGCAAAACAATTAAACAAAGAAATATTTGAAACAATCTACTTTGCGGCAATCACTGAGAGTATGGAGTTATGTAAATCAGGTGAATATAAACCATACGAATTCTTTAAAGGTTCACCAATGTCAAAAGGTATATTCCAATTTGATATGTGGGGATTAGATTACGAAGGATTAGGTAGAATGTGGGATTGGGACTCACTTAAGTTAGAAGTGTCCAATCACGGGGTTTGTAATTCGTTATTCACGGCTCAGATGCCAGTTGCGTCTTCAGCTAAAATTACAGGTTCATTTGAAATGACAGAACCGGCTCACTCGGCATTATTTAATCGTCGTGTAGTTGGGGGAGAAATTTTAATTGTTAACAAATACTTAATTAGTGATTTTGAGAAAATTGGTATTTGGTCTGAAGATTTGAAAAACGAAATCATTATGAATGAAGGGTCAATTCAAAATATTAACTTTAATAATTATCTTGACCAAGAAGATAAAAATTACAACAAGAAAGTTAAAAGAATTGAACATTTAATTCCAAAATACAAAACAATTTGGGAAATATCTCAAAGAGAACTTATTGATATGGCGGCAGACAGAGCACCATTCATTGACCAATCACAATCAATGAATATCTATATGTCAAACCCAACATTATCAAAAATTTCATCATCACACTTCCATTCTTGGGGTAAAGGATTAAAAACTCTTTGTTATTATGTTAGAACGAAAGCGATATCGACCGGAGCAAAACACTTGGCTGTGGATATATCTAAAGTAGGTCAACCAAAATCAATTGATAAACCAACGGTTGAATTAACACAAAAACCAACAGATACGGAATTTGAATGTTTCGGATGTGGTTCTTAATAAGAATATAAATCACGACTTAGGTCGTGATTTTTTATTTTGGGGGTATTTATAAAAAATAATGACGACACTATATTTATAGTTATGGCAGATGGAACAACATACGGGTTAACTTTTCCTTTCAGAGATTCTTTTGATGGGAAATATTTAGATTTATCTAGTACAACCGAAAAAGAAATTAGAAACAACTTAATACATCTTTTACTAACAAGAAAAGGTTCAAGATATTATTTACCTGATTTTGGGACAAGATTATATGAATTTCTTTTTGACCCATTAGATACACCTACATTTTCACAAATAGAATCTGAAATACGTGACGCTGTTGATTTGTATATGCCAAATTTAAAACTTACTAATATTAGTGTAACTGCGGCGTCTGATGGACAAGAAGATAAAGGGTCTTATATTAATGGTGAGAACGATAGAGTTTTTAGAGTACCTGGTATTGGTCAATTAGAACATACCGCTAAAGTTAGGATTGATTATATCATCACAGATGATGTTTTTAATACTAGCGATTTTGTAATAATTAATATATAATATTATGGCTAATAAAAAGATTTCATACACAACAAGAGATTTCCAATCAATCAGGACGGAACTTATAAATTTTACTAAAACTTATTATCCTGAAACTGTTCAGAATTTTAATGACGCATCGGTATTTTCGGTTTTATTAGACCTGAATGCTGCGGTAACAGACAACTTACAATTTAATATTGATAGAAGTGTTCAGGAGACTGTGTTACAATACGCTCAACAAAGGTCGTCAGTATATAATATTGCGAAAACTTATGGATTAAAAATACCGGGAATGAGACCGTCAGTTGCATTAATTGATTTCTCTATTACAGTACCGGCTTATGGAGATAAAGAAGATTTAAGTTATTGTGGGGTATTAAGAAGAGGTTCTCAATTTAACGGAGCGGGACAAATTTTTGAAACGGTTTATGAAATTGATTTTGCTTCACCAACTAATGCTGATGGGTTCCCAAATAGATTGAAAATTCCAAATTTTGATTCAAATAATAGAATACTTAATTACACAATTACTAAACGAGAAACCGTTGTTAATGGTTTGACTAAAGTATTCAAAAAAGTTATAACACCTAATGATGTTAAACCTTTTTATGAATTATTCTTACCAGAAAAAAATGTATTAGGAATCACCGGGGTTTTATTAAAAGATGGAACTCAATATACTAACGTACCATCATCACAAGAATTTTTAGGAACTGATAATAAATGGTATGAAGTTCAAGCTTTAGCTCAAGATAGAGTTTTTGTTGAAGACCCAACAAAAGTATCAGATTCTCCGGGAATTAAAGTTGGGAAATATATTCAGACAAGTAATAAGTTTATTTCTGAATTTACGCCTGAAGGGTTCTTAAAAATGACATTCGGTGGTGGTAATCAATCCGCTGACGAACAATTAAGAGAATTCGCGGCAAACGGATTTATGTTAAACCTAAACAAATACTCAAATAATTTAGGGTTAGGTAGTACTCTAAAGGCAAACACTACACTATTTGTTCAATACAGAGTTGGTGGTGGTACCGGAAGTAACTTAGGTGTTGATACAATCACGCAAGTTGGTACAGTTTCTTTTTTTGTTAATGGACCGTCAGAAAGTATTAATACAACAGTCGTTAATTCATTAAGATGTTCAAATGTTACTGCGGCAATTGGTGGGGCAGACTTCCCAACAACGGAAGAAGTAAGGAATATGGTTTCTTATAATTTTTCCGCACAAAATAGAGCGGTGACAGTTAATGATTATGAGTCAATTATTCGAACAATGCCGTCTCAATACGGAGCACCTGCTAAAGTTGCAATTACTGAACAAAATAACAAAATTATTATTCAAATGTTATCGTATGACGAATCGGGGGCATTAACTGAAGTTGTTTCAAATACGTTAAAAAGTAATGTAGCTAATTACCTTTCAAATTATAGAATGATTAATGATTACGTTTCAGTTCAAAGTGCTAATGTAATTGATTTAAGTGTAAACGTTGACGTTGTATTGGATAACTCTCAAAATCAAGGTACTGTTATATCTCAGTTAATAACTGTAGTTTCTGACTATTTTAGTCCGTCAAACAGACAAATGGGTCAAAATGTTAACGTATCTGATTTAAAAAGATTATTACAAAATGAAAATGGGGTTATTACAATTTCAGATGTACAATTTTTTAATAATGTTGGTGGACAATATTCATCATCTCAAACATCTCAAAGATATTCAGACCCAACAACAAGACAAATTGAATTGATTGACGAAACAATTTATGCGGAACCTACACAAAGCTATCAAATCAGATATTCTAACAAAGATATTAATATTAGAGTTAAAAATCTTAAAACAGTTAATTTCTCATAATAATTTATTTTAAATAATAATGAATTATCTTTTAAAAATAGTGTATAAACTATTTATTAAAAAAGATAATATATGTCAAATTCTTATAGAATAAGAACCCAAGTCGGTGTAGATACCTCATTAAAGGTATTAATTGACCAAGAGTTCGAATATTTAGAAATTCTATCCTTAAAAATCCTGCAAAGTGATATCTACACACGACAATGTGCCGATTATGGTGTTGTTGTTGGTAGAGTCAGTGTAAACAATGGTTTTGGTCTTCCAAATGCTAAAGTTTCAATATTCATACCATTAGATTCTATTGATAAAGATGACCCTGTAGTGTCTAATATATATCCATACAGTAATTTGTATGATGTTAATGATGATGGATATAGATATAATCTGTTACCTTACAAACCATCTTATAGTGCTCACATACCAACCGGTACTTTTTTTACTCGTCAAGATGTATTATTAAGCCCTGTTCTTGGTGAAATTTATGACAAATACTACAAATATAACGCGGTGACCAATCAAAGTGGTGACTATATGATATTTGGGGTTCCTGTAGGTTCTCACACTATTGTTGTTGATGTTGATTTATCCGATATTGGTGAGTTCTCATTATCTCCTCAAGATTTAATTAGAATGGGTCGAGCGACCGAAAATCAAGTTGATGGAACTAAGTTTAGGTCTTCAACTAATTTAGGTGAATTACCTCAGATTGTTAGTTTTAAAAGAACTATAGAAATAGAACCATTATGGGGACAACCTGAAATATGTAATTTAGGTATAACTAGAACAGATTTTGATTTAACAGGTGAGTCCAATATTGATATACGACCTACCGCTATTTTTATGGGGTCAATGGTTTCTGATTCTGACAGTAATTCGATTAGGCGAAATTGTAAACCAACTAGAGATTCAGGTTATTTATGTAATTTAATTACAGGACCTGGTGAAATATTGGCGATTAGACAAACTATTCAACAAGATAGTCTTGGAAGACCAATACTTGAATCGTATGGTTTAGAAGGGGGTGGTACAATTATAGATACTGACGGTACTTGGTTAGTGGATGTTCCTATGAATTTAGATTATTATATAACTAATGAATTTGGGGAACAAGTATTATCTCCTGACCCAAATAAAGGTATACCAACAAAAGGTAAATATAGGTTTAAAGTTAAATGGGCTCAATCTCCATCAGCTTCCGCTCAAACTAAAAGAGCTTATTATTTGGTTCCAAATATTAAAGAATGGACTGACGTTCAAAAATCATACGCGTTTAGTCTTGATTGGGATGATTATTGGGATTTGAGTGATGATACAATGTTACAAGAGGCGATAGACTGTAAAGATAAATTTTATCTTATGCAATATAATAAAGTTTATACTGTATCTCAATTTATTGGGGAACATCGTAGAGGTGGTTATCAACAATTTACAGGAATTAAAAACATATTGGATGAGGCGTGTGAAAGTGAGAATAATAGGTATCCAACAAATGATGGGTATTTTAGATTTGATTTCTTTTATGTTTTATTTTCATTTTTAAGTATAATTTTAACACCAATATTTTTTGCGTTAATACTTCTCTTACATTTACTTTATTTTGTGATATGGATATTAAGAGTTGCTTATATACCTTATTTAATTATTTATTATGGGATAGCGTCGGTTAATAACTTTGTTGGTGCGTTTGCTGTAGGTTTTGGGGCAACATTTAGTGCGGGTATTTTTGCAATGGGAGTATTATATTTAATAATTGTCGCTCTTTTAATTTATATTTTAATTCAGTTATGGAAAATGAATTTAGTTGGTATTCAGGTACCAATATTAACATACCCTGATTGTAGTATGTGTTCTTGTAATCAAGGTCAAGGTATTGATGAAAACCCGGATGAGGATAATGGTTTAGGTGATTTAGAGACCGGCAATGAGGATTTAGTTCCTTGTACTTATATTGTCGGTGACGCTCTTTCTTCATCACCACTCAGTTTAGGTAAACCTGTAGTACAGTTATCATCGGTGGGTGGTTATAAAGTTCCAAAAACAGGAAATACATCAACTAATTTTATTTATACAACAGGTTTGGCACTCCCTTTAGGACCTTATGATTTAAAAGGTTCAGGAATTAGGTCAATGGTTGCAACTCAATTTGCTGGTAAACAATTTGATGGACAAACGGCTAATCCGGGGTATGGTGTCCCATCACCATATTCATTAAATAATGGGACTGAAAAATATACTTGGACAACAACCGCATTACCAATTGCGGATAGAATAAATTTATTTAATGTTAAAGCAAAATATTTTGATGGAGGTCCAAGTAATCCTGGTGGAGGTGTTAATAGGATTAGTGTTAAATATGACCCAACAAGAAATCCGGGGACAAATCAAATACATTACGACAATACAGTTGTAATTCTTTGTGATAAGTCAACACTTAAAAAATACGTTTCAGGTCAAATGATTGCGTTCCAAAATCCATCATATAGTAAAGACCCAAATTTAAATAGTCCTTTGATTAATAAGGCGGGTAATTATGCAATTACTGGTATAACAGTTACAGGATTGACAACAGTAACTGTTCCTTACGCTAATCCAAATGGTACAAGTGGAAATGTTCCCGGACCAACATATAATGTTTTTTTAACGGGTAATACTAAATATAATTACATTTATAGATTCCCAACAGATGTTGAATACTTTCAAGTTATTACGGGTATGACTTACAGTACATTTACAGGGATGTGTAATCCATCAACGACTAGTGGGTTAGGTTATACATCATTAAATAACCGTTATATAAGTAATAAAACTACAATGTGGTCTATGCAACGTTTTAATGCTGAGACTGGTTTATCTATACCAACTCCAATGGTTTTAAAGGCTGCCGATTCAATTAAAAATCGGGATTTAATGGGTGTTATTATTTTAAATAGAGGTGTTGACCCATATACTGATAAAATAGAAATAGAATATGGTTTAGGTAAATTATTTGGTTTTACTAACGAAGGTGATAGGAAAATTACAACTAAATGTAGAATGAACATACCTATACAGGGTAAATTTTTAAACATAAGTCACTCTAGTGGTGACTATCTGCAAACAACAGTTAATGGAGTTACAGCTGGTAGTAATGTTGAAACGGATTCGTACTCTAATACCGGCCAAAAATTATATTTCGATTCATTCTCATTTACACCTCAACAGGTTGATGTGTCAGGAATGACAGTACAGTATAATGAATTTATGCTTACCGCAGATACTTTAACACATTTGGCCGCGGGATATAGTGCGTTTAACTCCAATTTAGTTAGTTATTATTCAAAATTAGATAATAAATCAAATAGTTTTACTTTACAATGTAGTAATCAGGGGTCAGTAAATCCATCAATTACAACTGCGGGAAAACCCGTTCCAAATAGAGGGTTTTCTGTTTTAGGTGGTAGTAATTGGTTTACTAGGGTTCCAAGAATGTTACCAGCATCAAGCCCCGGAGGTACTTGGCAACCACCTTATTTGGTGATTAATTCCAGTCTTTTATATAATATAAACGGTAACAATGAGGGTTATGTTCCTAATGAAATTGTTGAAGGTTCGGCAATTATGAATTTAAGTGGTAATTATGAAAGGTTAACAGGTTATTGGGAATGTACAAGAAGAATTATTGGTTGTCTTAGATGGGAATATCGATGGAACACACCTGCAGACCCGGTAGACACGTTAATACCGTATTATTGGTCTCCAACATATAATTCTACCGGAAATACTTTAAATTTTAGTAAAGGAGTCTCAGGTAAACAACTAGTAATGAGAGGAGATAGATTACCAACATCAACAGTAACTCAAGAGTTTTGTTGTAATTCTTGGGTATTACAAAAGAACGCAAATTTACAGGTTTATTTAATTCCTGAAAAAGGTACTGTTGGGATTTATTCTTCGGCAGGTTCATCTTCGGTGATTGGTGGAGGTAATTCAATTAGTTTAAATGACAATCAAACACAAATTAATGGTTTATTTAACACATTTACTTGTGGGGGGTCAGTTAATTTAGAGTGTTACGGTTGTTATACCCCACCAGGAACAGTTAATTCAACAATTAAGATTGATTATGGAAGACAATATTCTGCTGGTAAACGAATATTTAATAAAGGATGTTATATTTTTATAACAAGAATGTTTTTATCTTTAGTTAGAGATTGGGAGTTGATGGCCGAATGGATTTCAAGAAATATGGTTATGTTAGGTGCTTGTAGAAATGTTTTTTCACACACGTTTAATAATAATTGGGTTAATGGTAATTTATATGTTATGCCATTTAAAAATGATATTGTTGGTTATACGTCCCCAACATCTAATCCTCCAAACGCACCGATAAACGGATACTGCCTTCAACCATCTTTTCCTGTTGTTTATCATATTGCGACTAAATCATTTTATTACAAATGTGCACCATATGACGGAGATGATTTCAGTGGTGATATTAAATACCCTACCACTATGATTGATTTAGGTCCAAGAAGTTATTTTTTACAAGAAATTGTAATGTCTGATGAATATGATGGATATATTGCAAATAAATTAAATTCTTCTACTTTTTCACACGTTGATGAAATACTTAATTTATTTATAGTGAGTAGATTTTTAGATAATGGGTTTATACAAAATTTACTTGCCGGAGCAAACATTTTAGCTTATTTCCAACAAGAAGACGACCCAAGAGGAAATTTAAAAATTGATGCGGATTATGCTCAATTAATCTCAATTAATTCTGAACTAGGTGTTGCGGCATTTCAGTCATCAAATTACCCTAATAATTCTGACCCATCAAAACAGAACCCTATATATTTTGAATGTAATGGAGGTTATTTAGGTATTTTTTATTCATCGGATACACAATTTAGAGATTATGTAACACCTAAAAGAACAATAATTGACCCAACGGCATCAATTAATAATCAATCCTGTGCTTTTAGTAATTTTCCGGTATATTCTCAAGTTGTACCATTATCTCAATGGGAAATTAAAACCGCTGGAAGTATTTTTGGTAATGAAGGGAATAATTGGAATTATGATACAATATATAAGTCAAAATATCAATCATTAGATAGATTAGATGTTAATTCAAGATATTTTAGGAATAATGGAATATCGGTTATTGATGATAAAGGATACATTTACGCGGTGGACGGTGCGGGTGACTTAAGTGCTGGTGTTTCAAATTGGACGCGTAATAACCCTGACTCTCAAATGGTAACTGTTGGTGCACCTTTCCATTTTTATTTTGGATTAAAACGAGGTAAAACCGCTTATGATAGATTTAGAAGTAAATGGGTAAATACTGAAATAACAACAATATAAAATGGGTAATAGAGATGAAATAAGAATAGTGTTAGGTTCGTTGCGTTATAAAACCGCAACGAATACTAATTTATCGATACCGACACCATTAGTTCAAACTGCGAAAACTTTACAGGAATTCGATAGAAGTATTGATATTAATTTAGCTCAATTGTTTAAAGATGAACGAGAAAAATCCACAATTTTCAGACCGGTATGTAAATTTGCGTTAATATTTGACAATGCGTATTCAGGTAGTTGTCCATATACACCGTTAGAAAATAATTTGTATTATACCAATGAAACTCAAAATACTATTGACCAATGTAAACAAAATCCGGATGCTATTGATTGGAATGGTTACCCTCAGTATAATGAATTTGATTTTATAAGAAATGATTATAATATTTCCGGATATACAACACCTGATAGTAACGGTATGGTTCATATTAATTTTGTGAGTAAAAGTGCTTCAACCTATAATTGGAATCATTTTATTAGTTATCCTTATTTAAATGTACCGGGTAAACTATTACAATATTTTGACGAAACAACAAGTCCTCCGACATTTAATCAATTTAGAGCTTTTGAAGGCATTCCATTTATAGTTAGGGTTGACGACAGTAATAGTAATAGTATTGTACCGGGAAATGATTTAATGATGAATGGTAATCGTATTATTGAGTTTAGATGTCCAATTAAACACGGATTATCGGTTGGGGAATATGTTAAGATTAAACTTAGAGCAACCGGTTTCGAAGAAACATTTCAAGTTTATTCTTTAGGTAATGGATTACCGGGATACGACGAATATGTTTTTAATATTTACAATATTGGTTACGTTTCTAATCCATTTTCTCAAGATGATTATGGTAATTTTATAAGAATTATAAATAATGAAAACGCTGATGATACAATGTCAGAATATTATGTTGTTAGACATAAAATAATAACAAATGTTGGCGACGCTGCTTTAACTAATGCGGGGTTTGAACAAAACATATTTGGCGACAAAAGAAAATTTGAAAGTTCTGCATATACACCAAATAAAATTAGTCGAGTTTCATATAAAGAAGGTGCAAAATCTTATTCATTGTCGTTTAATAAAGATATTGACGTTAGTGATTTAAGAGATAATCATAAAAGACCAATTAATGAACTATATGTTACAACAGTATGGAAAGGTTATTTTGGGTTAATGTTCAATGATAATGTTAAATTAAAACAAGGTTTTGAGTTTAACTTACCGTTGAGAAATTCATTATCACCAAATCCTTGGTGGCAAACAACATTATCTAATTTTGTAGGGGCTACGATAGATAATTACACAGGCCCTAATTACAATACTAGTAATCCGGGTACAATTCAGTTTAATTATGTTAGGTCGCTTAAAAGTGGTGACACAATTGATGGAGGTTTTTATGAGTGGAATAATTTTGAACAAAAAGAAAGATTGTTAAGTGAAAATTATCATAAAATAACATACAATGATAGTGTGTTTACTGTACCTACAAGACCTACAAATAATCTTAATGTGGGTAGATATGGTTATTATTATCAACCACATAGGAAACTTACCCTTAGAGTTTTTTCTGATTATATTGAAACGGGTGATATAAGAAATACTGTGGATATTCCGGACTATTCATATTTTTCAACAACATATAATTCATTTATATGGAGAGACATATATGAATATGGGTTTAAAGATGCTGAAGGTAATGGTGTTGATTATCCATTTTTAAATAGTACTCATTATCCTTATGGTAATTTTATTTTTAGAATAATACCGGAAGGAACTAATTATAGAGAGAACGATATGAACTATTACGCAACACTTTATGGTGCTGCAGAACCTAAAAACGATGAATGTGAATAATAAATTTAAATTTACACTACCAAAAGGTGACGACAAATATATTAATCTACCTGTAGAAATCAAATGGGATTTTTTGGGTAGAACAGATGCTGTGGATGAATATCAAAAAACTGCGGTTGAACGAGTTACAGGAGTTGCTGATGATTTTGAGATATTAAGATTTGCTCACGCATCGCATCCTAATGGTTCAAGAACTGATGTCAATTATGATTTCCATTTTTTTAGTGTGTTACTACCTGATGATAATGGTGATTTACAACCAACAGTTCCACCAAACCCATCTTTAGATATAACAACAGCAGTTCCAACTGATTGGAAAACTAGTTATATTCCGGAAGGATTTACAACTTATGACTTATATTATTATACACAACCTTTTACAAAATCATTTTTTAAATTGGATTTTTATGATACTAAAGATGCAACAACACAAACTAATTATTTTACAGTAATTATACCGGTTCAACAAGGTTATTCCGTTACCGGAATAACATCTTCTTTGATGCCACCGGTCAATATTAAAACACCGTCATTTAAATTAGATTATGTTGGTGATAAGGAAGGGTTCTTCTTGTATTGGTTAAGGAAAAAGAATTTTTTAAACATTAATCCTAACCCAACAAATACTACGGAAACTTTTTATATGACTGCTAAGTTTTTTGATGCTAGATTAGGGATTTTTGTTAAAATGATGACAACACCTCAAGTATTACCGTTAGTTCCGTCATTATTTCAATTTAAACCGGAAAACTTTTTCTATTATAAAGTTGTGTTGGATTATACCGATTACACTTATAAAATATTTGATAATATTAGTGGTAATAGAGTTGGTGACGTAAGTTCAATAAAATGGTATGAATATATTAATCCTTAATTATGATAGATAAAAATTATAGTATAAAGATTTCACCTGGTGTAATTAGTGGGGACGTATTCAAAGTTAATTATAATGGTACCACTATTACGGGAACATCATATTCTAAGGAATGTTGTGTCCTTCAATCAAAAATGATTGAAATAATTGTAACAGGTTCAACATATGCGTATTCCGCAATGACAGAAGTATTATCAGGAGGTACAGGGGGAACTTCATTATTAACCGGTTTAACAGTACCAATTCTACTTACAGAAAACACGGTTGATATTGGGTATTATTCAGTGTTTGACGGTATGGTTGTACAAAAAGACACTATGTTAAATTTTTTATTTTCCGCAACAACTTTAGAATCCCAAAGAGTTTATTTTTATAATACATCGGATGTTGAATTTAAGAAATACTTACAGTTTTCAACATATACTGTTGATTGGGGGGACGGTTCATTACCAGAACCTATAACATCGACCGCTCAAATACATCACGATTATACGGCAACGGGTGAAACTCAAATTAAATTGACAGGTTTGAGTCCTTGGGGAACAAATACTATAACTAAAACAATTAATCTTCCGTTTACCGGAACAACTATTGATAACCCAAACGGTGAGGCTTTTTTTACACCTATGGGTGGTAATTGGCAAAATATATTAGTTCCTTATAAATATATTTTTAGTGGTGATAATAATTGTGATTCAACAACTCAAGATATTACTCAATTTACAACAGTACCATTTTTAATTACAGGGTATACTACATCATCATTAACGGATTTAAAACAATATGGTCCTACACCTTATTCGGTAACTACATACGATATAACCGGAAACACTGGATTTGTTGGTAGATATTTAGGTGTGTTTGAAGATGGGTTATATACAGCCTATACAATTAATGATATTACCTACTATGATTATAATAATGGTACGACACTTTTCATAGTTGAATCATCAGGTTTGACTACTGATACAGTAATTTGTCAACCAATTGTGAAAAATGAGCTATTATTAGGAATAATTGATGAAGCAGAAGTGCAAAGCAATGTATTTATAGAACGAGGGAAGAACTCAGCCTTAGAGAGTATTGAAAGACTTGGTGAGGTTAACAGTATCGGTAGTTTAGAAAAGTACGGATATAAATTTTTTAACATAATTAACGCGACAACATAAGATGGCAACAGGAACCTATGGAACGATAAGACCGGCAGACGTAAGTCCGGAAGATGTGGAGATAATATTGAATTATACTCCAACAAGAGATGAAACAAACAACTTTGTGTTAACAAAATTGGATGCGTTATCTGTATTAACACCTTACTACAATAATGATACGACAGGGGTTAACTCTAATATTGAGATTTTAGGGGGATTATACAATTTAAGACTGCCTGCGGAACAATTTAATAAAATTGGTATATATACCTTATTTCTTAGACCGGCTCAAATTAGAACCACTATATTGGATTGTGGGGTGTTATCTTCATTACCTAATGTTAAAGGTTTAGTGATTGATTTAAATTCGGTTCCATCAAACTATAGAAACAAATTTGTTAGTCAAGGTTTAGTTGGATTCAGAATTGAATATTTAAATTCAGACGGTACAAAAATACCTAATTTTTTTAGAATAATTACATCATCATTCTTTTGTGAACCTGTAGTTCAAAATTTAACAAACTCATCACAAAAGGCGATTAGATATCGTTATACTAACAACAATACTAATTTATTGTTTTGTACTGTATCACCATCTTCGGCGCCAACAAATAATCCAAACGCGACTCCTTATATTGGACAGCCAAATCAAAATATTATAATTACAAATACTTTCTTTAATCCAATAAGTTTAGATATTGAAATTGCTGAACACGATATTTCGACATTAGCAATTGCTCTTTATGGTAATCAAACTAAATCAATTGATGATGGTATCTATACTCTATACGATACAAGTAATAATATTTACAAACAATACAACTTATACGAAATTAGAGACCAATTTAATAGTTTATTATATGAAGTTAGACAAGATAGAGGAAATAATATTGATTTTAGTAAAAACTTTACAAATATAACACAATAATGGCAAATCAAAATTTTACTTGTCCACCACAACCGGCAACAGGTGCGGGTACTTTCTCAGATAACTTAGTTGGGTTCCAATTAGTTGCTGGGGGAGGGTTAACGCAAGGTAATTTTGAGTTTACCACCGCCTTAAATGAAAAGGTTAATAGAACTTTTACAACAGGAACATTTTCAAGTCCTGTAAATTTAGAGGGATTAGGGCTTTCAAGTGTTGACCAATCAAGGGCTATTTTTGAAAATAATTTTAAAGTTTATCCTAATTTTGACTTAACTCAAGTTACTAATTTTACTACATATGGGTCAATGGTTAAAAGGATTTCAACATCGGTTGAAACTATTATTAGTAATTTCCCCGCGGCTTTAGAAATGACATTTATGTCTGAAAATTATACTACGGGTGATACAGCAACTAATATAGTTTATAATCCAATTACAATGGAAACTAGTTTTGATTTAGTTGTTGATAGAATTAGAAACCCATTTGATATTGATTTTTCAGTTAATGCAACTAGAAATCTACAGTTGAGAGAAATACAAGTTTCCGAGTTACGTAATATGACGACACAATACGCTAAGTATTCGTTATATTATAATGGTATGGGATATAATGTGGTACAGATTGTTCCGACAAATACAACATCTTCAGGTACTCTTACGATTTATGTGACGGGTAATCCATTTTCCGGTAATACAAGTACAACTGATGATATAGTTATTAGACCAAATGACCACGAAGTTAATGCGGTGTTTAGTGTTAAATTTGACGAAGTTCAACGATTTTTATTGAATAGAAATATATCACCAATATATACAGCAACTTTCCAAGTTCCAATGGAAACGGATGACGGGGCCTATTATATTAACAATGAAAATGTTACTTGGCCTTTATATGGTAATTGGAATTTAGATATTTTAACTAATGCGTTTACGGTTTATTTGACTACATTAAACGATATTAGTGCGTCTTTTGATGGTTACCAAACAAATTTAGTGTCGAGATTTTTGACTACAGATTCGTTTAGAGAATTTGACACTACAGACCAAAAGATTCAAAAAGTGTTACAAATATATGGTAGAAGTTTTGATGAAACTAAAAAATTCATAAACGCTTTGGCTTATATGAATTCTGTGAATTATAATTCAGGGAATGATATTCCATCTCAATTATTAAAAAATCTAGCTCAAACATTAGGGTGGGCAACAAACATTACTCCAATATCAAATGATAGTTTTTTAGACTCTGTTTTTGGACAAAAAAATAGTGATACTTCGTCATTTACTGGGGTTGCTCAATCTCAGACTCCGGATGAGTTAAATTACAATTATTATAATAATTTAATTCTTAATTCCGCTTACTTATTCAAGTCAAAAGGTACTAGAAAATCAATTGAAACGTTAATGAGAATGATTGGTGCTCCGGATGCTTTAGTTGAGTTTAATGAGTATGTTTATTTAGCTGACCAAAAAATTAATATAAATGAGTTCAATACTCAATTTGCGAACATCTCAGGAGGCACATACTCAAAGAGTATCCCTGTTGTAGACCCATCATACACTTTTAGAATTCAAAACATTGAATATAGTGGTTTCACAACAACATCCCAATTAACAGATTCAAATGTAAGTCTTGATGATTACCCTATAGATAACTTAGGTTATCCAAAATCACCCGTTAATACGGACTCTTATTTTTTTCAAATGGGTAGTGGTTGGTTTGAGTCAACACCTAAACATAGGTCGCTAGAACAAGTTGATTTAACAACTAGTGTGTTTACAGGGTCTAATCCTAACTATCAAACTAAATTAACACCATTTAGTTATGGTCAAGATTTCTTAAACGTTTATAGACAATTACCTTACACTACATTAGGGTTTAATTTAAAACCGGTAGTTGATAATAATAAAAGTTGGGTTGATACAGAAGTAGGTCTTAGGTCTAATTTTGATGGTGGACTTGATTCATTTTATAATACGGATAATGATAATTTAGTAATTAACGTTAAAAACATTGACTTGTTTTTGAATCCGGGTCAGGGGTTATTATACGATGTTTGGTATATGTCAAACCAATTTAATTACCCAATACCTAATGAAGGTTTAAATTATGTTCCACCAACTCATTGTGACCCTAATCCGGTGTCGATTTATCCTAGTAAAGGTGATATTGATTGGACGGTTATTAATCCGCAACCAAAGAATAAATCATTCTTTGAGTTTGCTCAAACATTTTGGAAAAATACTATTAATGTTAGAAATAGACAATTTGCGACAGATGGTGGTACGAGTGGTTATCCAACATTACAATCAATCTATTGGAGATACTTAGAGTCTGAAAATATTGCGGGTATTGCTAACGATAACTTCACATATGAAACTATGACACAATATGTTGATGGTTTGGGTGATTATTGGATTCGTTTGGTAGAACAAATGATACCTGCAAGTACTATTTGGAATACGGGGGTTAAATTAGAAAATTCAATTTTCCACAGACAAAAATTTGTTTGGAGAAGACAAAGAGGATGTCAATTTGTACCGGTTCCTTGTAGACCTTGTGAATTAACTACCACAATATATAATACCGATTGTCCCCGTCAGTTAAAAGAATGTAACGTTTACCCGTTTGGTGGTAGGGTATCTAATTTTAATGGTGTTTTAAATTCTGTTATTAATTCTTATACAGTAGATAATGAATTGGTTGATTGTGAAAGTAGTAGTGTGATATCCCAATGGTATGTTAATGTTACGTTTAATGACACATTAATAATAAATGATTGGTTCTTTAGTGGTTCTGCGGTTAATCAAATTTATAGTGCACCAACTAACGAAAAATGGGTTACATCGTTAAGATACTCTTTAAATGGTTTACTCACAATGGGGCTTGATTATTATTTTAACGAGACTTATACGACCGTAACAATATTTAACACAAACTGTGCGGATAAAGACTTAGGATGGAATATAAAAATAGATGTAGGAATAAACTTTACAATTAGTTGCTCATAATAAAATGGCTTGTGAAATAACATATAATATTAGTATAACAGGTGATTGTACTAACTCTTTTTCGGGGGGATTTACTATAGATGTAATAACAGGTACAACATCTCCACCGTTTACTATACAATGGATAACCCCAATTACTGATGTAATACCACTGGGTGTTGATGTTTATACTTATGAAAAACTATTCTTAAGTGCTGGTACCTATACATTTAATATAATAGATAGTTGTTCTCCAAATACTGTGTTACCTGTAAATGTTTTAATTTCTAGTGGTACTTGTACTTCGATAGATAGTCATACTGATACTTTATGTGGATTAAATAATGGGTCAATAACTGCCTCTACAACATATTCTTACGGAAATGCAACATTCTCTCTATATGAAAATACTTTTGGGTTAATTGAGTCGGGGTCATCTTATTCAAATGTTACTGAATTTACGTCATTAAGTGCAGGAACATACTATGTTATTGCGGATGACGGTGCGGGATGTACAGGGATGTCAGAGACTTGTATAATTAAAACTTCAACTACAATTAATTATGATTTGTTTGTGGTTAACGATGCGGGTTGTACTACAAATTCAGGTAAAATATTTATTAGTGGTTTAACAGGTAACCCACCGTACACTTATTTATGGTCAAATGGGGGTTTTGGTGATTCATTAACTGGATTGACAGAAGGAATATATGATGTTACTGTTACGGATAATTCGGGATGTAGTGTTTTAAAAAGTGCGACAGTCGAATTGGTGAATCCGGTATCGATTGGTTCATTGTTCGTGACTCAACCAAGTTGTTTTGGGAGTGATGGTGAAGTGACCGTAATTGTTGTAGACGGAACCGCCCCGTTTTATTATTTAGCATCAAATGGTGAATCAATTGTTACGTTTGATAGAACTGTTATTTTTACAAGTTTGGCTCCGGGTAATTTTACTGTTGAAGTGACAGACGCGGGGTTATGTAAAGCAACATCGTCAACAACATTATTAACTCCTGCAGGAATCTCAAGTGTTTTTGTTAATACTACAAATTCAAAATGTAATGATTTATCAGGTATATTAGGGCCAATAACCGTATTAGGTGGAACTCCACCATATACATATACCTTAACAGATTCAAATGGTAATATAACCACAAATAGTGCAAATAGTAATGTTTGGAAATTTGAAAATTTATCCTCAGGAAATTATACAATAAGTGTTACTGATTTAGGTCCTTGTACTTATTCAGGTACTTATACGATTAATAACGAAGTCCTATTTGGTTTAACTACGACAACTACCGGAACAACTGGTGGTAATGAGAATGGTAGTGTTACTTTATATATTACTAGTGGGGGGACACCACCATATAGATATAGTATTAACTCACAATTAATAACAACTTCGGTAACCTCGTATACGTTTAATAATTTAGCCTCAGGTAATTATCTTGCAAGTGTTGTTGATAATACTAAATGTTATCAATCAACACCATTTACAATTGGTGCGTCAAAACAGGTTGATTTTCATTTATTAGGTAGTGATTTTGCGGTAAATTCTGATGGTAGTATATCGGCTTATGTTTTAGACGGGGAACCACCGTTCCAATTTATATGGTCAAATGGTGAAACCGGAATGACGGTAAATAATTTATCAGCAGGTACTTACTCACTTAGAGTTGTGGATTCAGGTGGATTTTCAAAAATAAAACAAATTCTAATTCCTGGTGTAACTACTTATAATGGTTCAGGTACATATAGTGTTTGTAGTGGTGATTTAACATTCGGTAAAAATCCTGTTATTGTCAAAACAGGTCCTCGAGAAATGTTAAATGAAGGTTTTTATGATTTAACCTCAGGGTTTACAAATTGTGTTTTAAATAGTGCGATTTTTACTCTTAGTGTTACTGCAGGAACTTTTGTCACGTCTAGTGTGATTTATACAGGATATACTTTAGGTGTAAATGGATACCCAACCGATGATATTTTTTATGGTTGGGTTAGAACATTAATTGAAAGTTCACCACAAATTGGTGAGGGTAATGTTGAAACTTATCCGGATAATACAATTTATGTTAAAACTAATTGTGACCCGGAATCGTTGCATAACACAACGGTAATAGTTAGTACAACTATTAATTATGATATTTCTTGTGAACATTGTACACCAGTTCCAAGTGTGTCTCCAACACAAACACCAACAGTAACACCAACAGTAACACCAACAGTAACACAAACACCAACAATGACTCCAACATACACACCAACCGTGACTCAAACTCCGACCAATACTCCAACACCGACAATGACAGATACACCAGATGCGTCAGTAACTCCAACACCAACAGTGACACCAACACCGGATGCGTCAGTTACGCCAACACCGACAATGACTCAAACGCCAACAATGACGCCAACTATTACTTTAAGTCCAACACAAACGCCAACAATGACGCCAACAATGACGCCAACAATGACAATGACGCCAACAATGACAATGACAATGACACCGACTAACACATCAACACCTACACCATCACCATTAACAACATATTATGCTTATAGACAGTGTGGTGGAGTCAAAGAGTCACTTGTGATTCTTCAATCTGTATTGGCGATAAACGGAATGGTATTAGGAGATACAATATTATTTACTGACGGAAAAGAAAATAAAGCTTGTTGGGAATTAATTGGTAATACATCAACTTTAAACCAATACTTAGGTATGTATGTTAATACATATGATTCGGGTACTGTTAATTATTTTACAAGTATTGATGGTGAGATATATGATTGTGAAAAATGTCTTGATACAATTAAATCATTAACTCTTGTGGATGTTAAAGAATGTAAATTAGATTTTAAATTTTCTAATAAATGTAGAGGAGAGGGTCAAGGTAAGGTTTTATTAAATAATGTTAATGGTACTACTGTTATTTATTCTTGGGATAATAATTTAATTACTACTTATTCTCAATCATATAATGTAGGTCAGGGTGATACAATTACTATTCTGATGAATTTTATTGGGGAAAATTATTCTTTAATTCAAGACATTAAAACATATAATGGTTTAGGTGAACCTGTTGTTCTAAATGACACAATTAATGGAATAACTAATGATTATTCATATTCGTATAAAGTTGGTTGTGGTAAAGAAAATAATACGTTATCATTAAGTCACATATGTAAATAAAAAAACCCCCAATTAAGGGGGTTTTTTATTTACCATATATTTTCTTGTCTCATATGACCTAAGACACAACAATAAGCGTCTGTTTGGTCAAAGTTTTCTTTTTTGAGGGTATTGTTTCTTGTGTATTGCCAAGTGATTTGTGGTTCTTTCTTGGCAATTAAATCCCATATTATTAGTTTCTTATCTATGTCTTTTGGAAGACCACCAAATAATACAAATTTACCTTTGTCATTTTCCTTGACTAATTCAGGAAAGGCGAACTTACGAGAGTTGTATGTTGATATGAAGTCAGGAACCACCCCTAAAACATCGTAAATTTCTTTGGTGACCAAAGTATTAAACCTTAACAATGTTTGAACTGTGTAGACGTTATTTGAGTTTAATAGAGGTTCCTCAATGATTACTTTAGTAATCCCCATATCTTTATATTCTAAAAGTTTAGTTCTAAAGATTTCCCCTTTAAGAAGTAATTCTTTTATTTTGTTATCTTCCTTTGGTTTTGGAGTTGGTGATACGTGGGTTAGTTCTAATAATTCTCTACTTTGTATGTCAAATAATGCCCATCCAATAGTTTTGGTAGAAACATCAAGCCCTAAAACTTTAGGGCTTTCCTTTAATGTTTTTTTCATAGGTTAAAAATCAAATTTTACTAAAAACTGTTGAATACCCTGTCTAAGAACAGGAGATTGTAGCTTTGATACAATCATAAGATTCATTTCGTCATCGTAAAGCCCAATTTCAGTAATATATGAATTTGTGTTTGCTGACCAACTTGGATTTGAAGACGCTTGAAACTCGGCTTGACCAAGATTTATCTTATATTTCATCTCATAAATTGTTGCTTGAATGTCAGTTTCTAACGAACCGTAGAAATAATATTCATCACCAAAATTAAGAGTTGTATTAGATGTTGTTCCGGTTGGTAAATCAATATAATCATTTAAGTTATATGTGTTACCACTTGCAGAATTATATAAATCATTAGTAATGACAAATGTGTTACCTGTAAGACCTGATTGAGTAATATATCCGTTAACATTTGTTGATGTTAATTCAGTACTAAAATCAATCAATCTCCATTCAGACGATACTGGTCTAGTATCACCTGTTACTTTTTGACAAAGTATTTGGAAAGTGTCCGCTAAATAACCTGTTGGTATAGGTGTATTAGTAATTTGATTTAAACAATTAAATTCACCGTTAAATCTAACTGCCACGTTTTGTGCGCCAATATTATTACAATCATTAAACGGTCCAACAATATTTGAATAATAATTACAATGTAATGAGTTGGTCGCTCCTGACGATGAATTAGTTAGTAAATACGAAATATACATACTTTCATCAGGGTTTGTTAAAACACCTATGTTAGATGATTGAGTATTACAAGTATTTGGTGTTATTAAGGATGTTGTTGATGCTGGTAAAGTCCAATTACGATTTGACTTATATGAAAGTGCTGCGACTAATTCATCATCATCAATTACTATAATTTTTTGGTCAGGAAATACCTTACCAACTCTATTAGGTATTGAATTATCATTCGTTGATGGATATGTGTCCCATAAATTATAGTAACGAATACCAGGGTCATTCATATCAGTATTTTTAGTTGATTGAATGTAGTATGGTGTTAATAATTTAGAATCAACAAATTCATCGTTAGGTGGGTCAACATAAAATGTTTCTCCAATACAACAAGTTGGTGATTTATGCCACATTAGCCAAGGAATGTGTAATTTAAAGTTTCTTGCATCACCTGTTGTATCATCAGGTGTTAATGTACTATAAGGTTCCATAGCAAATTTTTCACCATAGAAAAAGTCTATAGTTTGATTTGTATAGTGAATAATCGCGATAGCTTTTTGGTCTTCAGGTTTAACAATAATCTTGTTTCCAAAAGTATCAGAATAATAAGTAGGGTCAATTAAATTTTTGTTACTATTAACAAAAGTTTGTCCACTACTTGTCATATATCCTAAGTATTCTTTAGTACCTAAATAAGTTGAAGACGTAAAGTTTTTAAATCCGATGTTTTGGTCATCAAATAATCCAGCAGGATTCTCCGACCAAGGAATATTCATATTCCAAACTTTAACGTCAAATTGGTCTGTATTACAAACAGATTCATAATTAATTACATCCGTATTCCAATGTTGTAATGGTGTTACACTATCATATATAGTTGTCATATTTGGTGGATAAACTAATACTCTTGAATATGAACATCCCGACGCAATATATGAGAAATCAGGTGTGACTCTATCTAATGTGATAACGTCTATACAAATATCTACAATTCTGTATGTTAACATACTATAACAACTACTCATAGACATTACGTATTGTTGAGTAGGTGTTGGTGTACATCCTGTTGGTGTTACCACACAACAAGTTGCTGATGGAGTTGGTGTTGGTAAAGGTAAAGCACAAGCATCGTAAGATGGTGTTACTGTTGGTGTGGGTGTTGGTGTAGGTGTTGTAGGTGTTGCGACTAAACCACAATCCGTCGCACCATTACCATCATAATAAATGGTGATTAAATCACCTTTGGCTGGTAGTCTAACAATATTTGTGTTACAACCTGAATAAATTATCTTTATTGTTGTACCACCCGATAATGAATTCATATCGACAACATAATTTGAATTAATAACGTATGAATTACTTGTAATTGCACTCCAAGTATTTAACGTAGTATTACCTGAGAAAAAACCTCTAATTGCTGCTGTATTATAAATTGGTGCGACTTCAGAAGACATAAATGGGATACCATAAGTGTTACCATTTGTACCGTCAACATAATACGGATATTTAATATTTTGTTTATTAGTTTGTCCTTGAGCCGAATTTTGTGAATTAAAATTTGGTTCTAATATATTAGTTCTTGTTTGATTGTAAGTATTTGCTAATGTATTGTAAGATACTTCACTATCTCCAATTTGAAAATATGAAATATTAAAATTACCTTGAGACAGTTTTAATCTACCTGTATCAGTTAATCTTGTATTTACTAAACCCGATGTATTTTTAAGTATATATGCCATACTATATAAATATTATATTTTTGATTATGTGTTAATTAATATTGTACAACAATCACAACCTTCTATACGAGCGTTGGCAATTGAGTAAGAATCGTCACTATACCCAACAACACAAAGTCCTAATGTAGTTTTATCTACTCTAGTTGATGTGGTAATGGTTATAGTATCTGTGTTTGTTAATCCCAAAGTATTCCAAGATTCTGTTGTATTATATTGATATATTATATTACTTTGACAACCCGGTGATGTATTAATAGATGTTGAATCATCATTAAATGTTGACGATAATGGAATTGAAATTTCATTTTTATATAATGAAGTACCTGTTGTCAATATTGAAGTACCACTTAACGGACCTGAATAGAAACTATTGTTATGTATCAAATCAAAATACACTGTAGTACCATCCGGTAACTCCGGAGTAACAATTATAGTCGTCTCGTAAGTTTTAGAAATAGTTGTCGGGTTATTAATTTGAGTACTTGGTATAGTATTTACTGATAATGTATATGTTGTTGCAAATGTTGGTTCGTCTAAAGTAATTGTTTTACCAAAATTATTACCTAATGAATCTAATATAGATAAACTATAAATCCCTGAACATAAATTTGAAAATATTGGTGAATTACTATATGTCACACCATTATTAATTGAATATGTGAATGGAGGGTTATCTAAGTTAGGGTTAAATAATATACTACCATCACATAAACAAGTTGGTTGATTAATACTTGCTGGAAATGATGATTTTTCGTAAAGTGAAGAACATTCATTTATGTTATAAACAACTTGAAATACTCGTGAAGATACACCATCAATAGACCACCCTTCAGGTGGGTTTGCAGTTACACCTGAACCTGATTTTATAGTTATAGGGATATCTAATGGGTTATACCCTAATACTACCCAATTAGTACCATTCCATTTAATATTTATACTACTATCACTATCAGAAACCCAAATAGGATTTCCGTTACTATCAAACCCATTTTGGGTAAAATGATGTTGAGTGGTTACTGTTATTGCTTCCGAAAAATTGGTGAAAGTTAAACAAAAATCTTTATAAACAATATTGTTAGTTGGTACTAAAGTAATTGTGTTATCAGGACAAAGTTGATTATACAGATATAGAACAGTTGTTGATATTGGTACCTCAACAATAATTCCTTCTCCCGTTAATTCATCTATGTCTAGATTTTGAGCGTAGACTATTGGGTCACTTATTGGATAAATAGGTGGTACAATAGAATTTGTGAATAATGGTGGGTTAGGAACCACACCGTAGTAAACGGTGTATGGTCCGGTAGATGTTCCTCCCGTTATTTGTATTTGATAATGTTTAGTTGTACTCATATTAAATTACATATGTTGGATTAGTAGTTATTATACCACCTATATTACTATAAGCTAAAACTTGAGGTGGGACCCTAATACCATTGACTATTGGTGTGCCCCAAATCTCAAAATCATTTGAAGAGTTTAATAATCTAGTTTGATATTCGTGTCTATAGTGTAAAAAAGTTGTCTGACCTGCAGTAGCGTTAAATGTTGACTGTCCATATGAATCATAATTACAAACTGTTCCCGACAAGGACGGTATTAATGTTGATGGGGTGCCTGAAAATGGATATGTATTAAAACTACCACTTGTACTTAACCAATAACCTGATTTAGTATCAGCGGTTGTAGATGAGGTGAAACCTGTGGCTATGTATGTGGCTGAAACTGGACTTTTATAGTAAAGACCTGTTGATGGGAATGTTCTATTTGTTCCCCATAGTGCCGAAGAACTTGTTGATGTGCTATTAATCTCGTTTACTAAGGTTGTTATTGAAGTATTAGGGTCTCCACACGGGTCAGATGGTAAGGTTATTTGTTTTGTTATTGTATTTGCAGTTATTGTCATATAATATTGAGAACCTGTTGTACCTGTTTCGATGATTGATGTTGGGTGGAATATTAATCTAGTATAACTTGCGACACCTGTATCACCAACACAATTTACTGTAGAGCCCTGTGAAGGTATCGTTACGGCAAAGGATTTGTAATATCCTAAATCTGTAGGTGGTGGTCCTGGTGGTGACCAACAAGTTGGTATTTTGGACACCCACGATTGGTAATATGTTGATATAAATGTACTCGACCCTGTGAAACCAAAAACCCCTCTACCGTCAGGTAAAAAAGTTTTATTATATGATGTTGACTCAGAATCTAAAAAACATTGTGCGGTATTACCAAGACAAGTCGTGTTTTGAGAATAAAAGCGTGGTGTGTAAAATACTGCAGAAATTGGGAAAGTTGAAATATATGAAGTACCGTTGTTATATGCGGCAAAATAATTTATATAATCGGATGTGTTTGGGTAATTTACGTTGCACCCATCAAGAGTGTAACCAATAGTAACATTACAACCGGATGTATTACGATAAACAGAACTACCAATAATTTTCATTTGAGTAGGATTTGTTATACAGTCCACACAAGTCCAATCATCTAAACAAGACATATAAAAGTCCCATAATGTATTGGGTACGCTAGGTTTGAAATCAACTATAATCTCGTCATAATCATTTATGGTGAATGCAGTTAGCGTTGTTATTTTTTGAAAATAACTTTCTGTTCTTGCTGATTTAGGAAACAAGTTTGGTGCGAATCTATTTGAAACATTAGTTTGGCAAGGGGTTAGATTATCTAAACAAGCCCCAATTACAAAATCTTCTAAACCAATTTTATCGGGATAATTTGCGCCACTAAAACTTATAGTAATTCTATCGGCAAACGCTCTTCCTTGAAAAGCCCAAACAAGGTATTTAGTGTTTGATGTGATTTTAAATGTTGCTTGTGAGTCAACTAAATCTGTAGAGGCAACATCTAAATTTATATAATGTTTATATTCGGTCAAAGGATACGTTGTTGTTGGGTTTGTATCTATGTCACAAGTTATTGGTAATACATTAATTGATGATAAACAATTTAAATCCGCGGGTATGGTAGAACTATCACCTGTAATAGAATAGTGTATCCCATTTGCTATTACATTAGTAATAACAGGGATGTAAACACCGGCTTCTCTAGGCATTGCTTGTGACCCTAGTAAAGGATGATTAACTGTACTTGCAGATATTCCATATACTCCGAAAATACCAACACCGGACGAAAATGAAAATAATGTTGGGTTATTTGGGCCATACCAAATTATTTGATAATCTGATGGATTACAAGACCCCGTTAAATATCCTGCGGTAATGTTACCAATTGAAGTTGCTGAATAATCGGATAATCCTAAGTCACAATTAATACATAAGTTATTATCTTGAACAGGAATGTTAATACAGTAATTGGTTACAATGTCTTTAAAGTTAATAACTGTTGTTCCTGTAGGAACTTCAATTATATAAGGACATTGTGTTCCCGTAACATCCCATAAAGTAAGATAAGGTATAAATGGGGCTGCGTCATAATCATTATTTAAATAAATCTCAAAAGGACCTTCCGCAGGTACAGGACCGGGATTATATGTTATACAAGTTGCGGCTGAAAATGTTGCTGGCATATGGTTATGTTATATCAAATGTGTATCCGGTAATATTATTAGGTATACATTCAATAACAGGAAATTCTGTTATAGACGCACCAAAAGAACAATCTTTATCTGTGAAAATTGTGCAATAAACTGTTACTGTAAAATCTCCGTAAGAATCTACAACAGTTGCTGCGTAAGTACCGTTTGGTATATTATTTAATGCGGGATGAATCCCCATACTTGGATTTGTTGATGAAGACCAATAAACTGTATATGGTGGTGTTCCACCTGTAATTGATACTGAAACTTCGCCATCCGATGACTGAGATGAGGATGGGTTATTTGAAACACACTCAACTTGCATAGGTAAAATTGTAATTACACCACATTCATTTATTTGTCCTGTTATTACAGGAATATTAGCTGGTGCGGGTGTAAAACACGGAAAAGTTATCTTACATACATCACAATCGTTATATAATAGAAATGATGGTGGTGCGTCATATATTGTTAAACCTTCTAATGGTGTTGTTGTGACACCGCTATAGGTAACACAACCTGAAAATAAACCATTTATGACAACGCCATATTGATTCCCTGTTGTAGCACTAAAATTAGTCCAAGGAGTTGTTGTTTCCCCACTTGATATACCAATTGAAGAAACATTTCCACAACACGATTCAAAGTAATATATGTTATTCCCTACCATTTTATATTTGTTATTTTACTATAAATAATCTAAAGTTTGATTTTATTAAAATATAATTGACATTTACTTTTAATAAATGGTGTAATTGGTGATATTTATAGATATGAAACTTATTAGTACCATATCAAATATTGTTACAGAAGCTAAAGAACAATATGAATTGGCTTGTGACAAAGGTGTTCCGGAAAAAGAATTGGAACGTCTTGAGAAAAATTATTATGAATCCTTAAAACTTCTAAGGATATATGAAAACTTGGGTAAATCGCCTAAGAAATTAACAGATTAAATTCCACCATCAGTAATTACCCAATTGTTTGGGGCTCCTGTAAGTATATTTTTACCTGATTGACCGGATAATGTGTATTTAATATCATTAAAGAAGATATTAACATTTGGTTTTACAGATGGTAATGAACTCCATCCATTATAAATTGCGTCTAAGTTTGTTGTTGAATAATCCGTAAATGTTTTACCAGACATAAATCCTGTAAAGTTACTAACGTTTTTCACATTCCATCCACCAATATTTTGATTAAATGCTGTTGCGGCGTAAAACATTAAACTCATATCTGTAACACCTGAAACATTCCAACTTGAAATGTCTTGATTAAATGCTCCACTTGACCTAAACATTTCTTGCATACTAATTACCTTTGAAACATTCCAATTACCAATAAATTGATTAAATGGCGTTATACCAAACATAATGTACATATTAACATTACTTGAGGTGTTTATTGTCCACCCACTAATTGATGGTGAACCACCATTATTAAATGCTGAAACTAAAAACATTCCACTAAAATTGGTAATAGTACTAACATCCCAATTTCCGATATCTTGATTAAAATTATTTGCCCCATTAAACATACCAAATGTAGATATAAGAGATGTTGGAGTCCACGCACTAATTGATGGTGAACCACCGTTATTGAAAGAACTAATTGAGACACCAGACCTTTGGAACATAACTGTCATAGACTGAACATTTGAAACATCCCAACCTCCAATATCTTGATTAAAAAATTCGGCATTTCTAAACATTTGACTCATATTAGTCACATTAGATGTGTTCCAAGAACCTATTGGTTGGTTAAATTGAGTTGCGTTACTAAACATTGACCCCATATTCGTAACATTAGATGTATTCCAAGAACCTATTGGTTGATTAAATAAAATTGCACCTAAAAACATACCTCCCATATCTATAACGTTAGATGTATTCCAAGAACCTATTGGTTGGTTAAATAGGATGGCACCATTAAACATATTATCCATATTTGTTACGTTCGATAATGTTGATGTGTCAGGAGATGATATTCTTTCCCAATTATTTATAGGTTGATTAAATGATGTTGCGTTAATGAACATTTGACTCATATTAATCACATTTGAAACATTCCAAGTTCCAATAGGTTGGTCAAATAGGATAGTGTTATTAAACATTTGACTCATATTAGTCACATTAGATGTGTTCCAATAATCTAATGGTTGGTTAAATTGGGTCGCGTTCCGAAACATTCCTGACATATTGGTGACATTAGATGTATTCCAAGAACCTATTGGTTGATTAAAAGGTGTTGTGTTCCAAAACATTTGAGACATATTAGTAACATTTGATGTTGACCACCCACTAATAGACGGTGAACCACCGTTATTGAATGGACAATTCTGAAACATCAACGACATATTCGTCACATTTGATACATCCCAAGTACTAATATTTTGATTAAATGAAGTAAATCGAAACATTTGAGACATATCAGTAACATTTGAAACATCCCAAGAATCTAAAGGTTGGTTAAATGAACTACAAAAATTGAACATATTTGACATATCTGTTACATCTGAAACATCCCAATCATTTAAATTATTTATTGTGGTGATTGATGAACAAAAATAAAATAATGATTTTAAATTATTTGTTCCTGTCAAATTTAATGTATCACTAACAGAAGTTAAAATTAAATTATTACAACCGGCGAAATTAAATCCTAAATTACCTAATTGTAAACAGCCCCATTGGGAAACTCCCTTAATTTTTAGTCTATCTCCACTATTATTAAAACTCCACCCAACTAATGTTCCTGTAATTGTTATAGTATAAGAACCTGGTGTAAAATAAGTGTGTGACCTATTAAGGTAGGTGTTATCAGTTATGACCCCATCACCCCAATCAATTGTGCCATAATAAAACCCTGTTGGTTCATATGGTAATGTTATTGTTTCAATAAATAATGTAGTATCCCAATTAGATATAAATGGTAATGCTGGGTTGATAGAATAACAATCGACTATTTTGAATCTCTCACAACCATCTAAAGTTATTACTTTAATTCCAACGGATGATGCGTTGTTAAATTGAGGTGGTAATAATATTGTATTACTTGGTGGAATACTTGTAAATACGGTTGACACTAATATGCAATTATTACCGTAGATATCACAGACATAAATGTCATATGGATAACTTAATCCTATTATATTTGTGATATCGATTGTAGTCATATTATATTTTCATTTTATGATATTGTTATAGTAACATTTAATGGTGGGTTTTCTAATGTGCTGTATGATGTGGTGTTATTCCATAGAGGGAATGATGTACCATTTAATTTTAACAATCGACCTCCCCCAATCCAAGTTGAATTAGCGTAACTTGTTAGTAAATTATCGATATTAGCACTATCGAATCCATCACCAATAATTTCAATTTGTTGTAAACCTGTGAAAATTTTTGTACTATCTGTGAATCCTGATATTGTGTTAGCACCATAAACATATAATGTTCGGGTGTTTAAATTAATTAATGATAAATCACCCGATATTGTGTTATTACCGTATATACCAATTCTTATTGCATTAGAAGGTAAATCTTGAATATTACCGTAAATGTCGTTATTACCTTTTATAGTTATTGAACTATATGCGTTAGAATTACCTAAAGTTGCGATATCACCAGTTAACGTATTATCACCATCTAAATCAAAAGTGGCGCCAACATTTAAATTTAATGAACTAATATTTCCAATAATATTATTATCCCCATAAATTTGTATGAATGATAATGTTGAATAGTTGAATGTATTAATATCTCCGTAAAGAGTATTATTACCCCAAACTAAAAGAGTTGTTAAATTTAATGGTAATGTTGATATGTCACCCGATACATAGTTTGTTCCTTTTATTCTTATTTGGGTAACACTATTACCTGATAAACCACCTAAATCACCAAAAAGATTGTTATTACCATATAGGTCGAATCGTACTAAATTAGTTAGTGTTGACATCGATGATATATCACCGTCGATAGTGTTTTGACCATCTATGATTATATTGATAAGTGATGAAGGGAAATCAGATACATCTCCGTTCAGAGTATTATCTCCACCAATTTCAATTTTTTGTAAAGTTGATGGTAAATTTACAATATCACCTGTAATAGTATTTGATTGATTTAAATTACTACTTAAGGAATTAATAGATAAATCTATCAAATTTGGCGGTAAATCTAAAATATCACCGTAACAATTACTATATGTTGAATAAAAATAAATCAATGTTGAAGGTAATGAACTAATATCTCCTGATGAAAAATAATTATCAGGGGAACTAGAGTCACCCATTGATATCAATCCATCCAAAAGATTTAACTCAGAGGTTTCAATTTCTAAATATCTTGTTGAAAATGAATTAATTTGAGGTGTAACATTTTTAGGAACCAAATGAGTTATTGATGTTAAATCTGAAGATTGAATTAATATATTTCCTGTATAAGGTGTAGAGTATGTATGTGATATATAACTTAAACCGGCTAGATAATTAGTTGTATTACCATCACCCCAATCAACTGTAAATGGTAATGATGCGCTAACTCTAAACCCTTGTCCACTAATAATTGGTGTAATACTATCCAAACTTGTTGCACTCATTGTGAATGTTTCAATAGGTGTCGCACCCGATGTTGGTGTAGGTGTTGGTGTTGGTGTCTCAGTTGGTGTCGGTGTCTGTGTCGGTGTTAGTGTGTTTGTCGGTGTTACAGTAGGTGTTGAACCTATTGTTGGACTTACTGTCGGTGTATTTGTTAATGTTGGTGTTGGTGTTGGTGTAGACGGAATTGAACTTGTCGGCGTATTTGTTGGAGTAACTGTTGGGGTAGGTGTATTTGTTGGAGTAACGGTTGGTGTAGGTGTGTTTGTTGGTGTTTGTGTCGGTGTTGGTGTTGGTGTTGGTGGTATATAATTATCACATTCAACACATTTACCATTATTAACATTTCCAAATGATATTGTCTCAATAATAATTTCATTTGTGTTAATATCTACATTATTATCGGAGTTACCAATGTATGTTATACATTTAGATTCATTATCAACTAGTGTACCATATACCTGAAATAATTCTAACGATTGTCCTGGTAGTAATGATACGTTAGAACAATAAAATAATTCATTGTCAAAACAATTTTGGAATGTTAAAATGCTTGTACAAATAATATCGTCATTAATTAAATTAAATGTAACATCACCTGAAACACCACAATTAAAAATAGTTAGAGGTTCAAACATCTGTAATGGTTCGTAGTTTTCCGACATAAACATTAACGGTAATGTCTGAGGTGTTCGATACGCTATTGCATCAATACCTATAATAGAACAAGGGTTTGTCGCTGTTGGCGTTATTGTCGGTGTTGGGGTAATAGTTGAGGTTGGTGTTATTGTAGGTGTTGGAATAAATTCACAATCAAATACCGCGTTAAAATCTAAAACGCTACAATTATTTGTTGGTGTTGGCGTTGGTGTTGGACACACTCCGGAATAAACATAGGCGGTACTTAAATCAGGGCAAGAGCTAAAACAAGGTGTTTTTCCTGCTAATGAACAAGTTCCACTAAAAGTGTTTGATAGACACCATTGACTAGTTGTTCCGGTTGAATAAAAGATTACCCAACCATTAGTTTGTCCCGACCAATAAGTGTAACCATTGTAGGTTCCACCTGTGATATAGGTGTCGTCGGCACCAACTAATCCGGTGTTATTTATACAGTATGTTGAACTACAAGGCATATTATTTTTTTATTTTAATTATTATCATTTAATTATGGGCAACCACCAAATATTATTAACCAATTCGTACAATCATTATAATTGTTGAAAATGTCAGTTATTGTAACCGTTGGTGTGCCATAAGATGGTGTTGCATTTACAACTTCATAAGGTTGACCATTTGTTGCCGTATAAACACCCGGAAGGGATGCCAAAGTTGGGTTATATAAAACATATTGGGTCGTTAAATCACAACAACCAAATAACTCTAAAACTAATGTCGCGGGTGTTGGAGTAGGGGTCGGTGTTGAGGTTGGTGTGGATGTTGGTGTAATAGTTGGTGTTACAGTATTAGTTGGTGTTGGTGTTGGACTAACAACAATAGCGGTTAAATTTTGATAAAATACGCAATTATTACTATCAACAACTTTTAAACTAAAAGAATTTTGACTCCCCATAATAACAGGGACCACAAAGTCATAAGGTAATGACGACGAAGGTATCGTATCAATGTATATACAAGTAATATTTGATGGGTCACATAAATAAATGTTAAATGGTGATGCTCCCGATATGTTGTTAATTAAAATGTTCGTTGTCATTTAATGAAATGTTATTATCATAAATATAGTGGCATTAAAAAACTAATAAAGTTTTGATAATAATAATTTTATTCGTATATTTGACTTATGTCAGATGATGCGGAAATTTTATTAGAGATACTACACGAAATCTTAGGTGATGAGAAACTTCACTATGAGTCAAAGGGTCAAATATCTTTTGACTGTCCAATATGCGATGAAGACAGACATAAAGGAAACCTTGAAGTAAATTACTTTGAACACGTCTACAAATGTTGGAGTTGTGGTGATGAGAATAATACTAAAGGTCCTCTTGGTAAACTTATAGATAATTTTGGTAACAAGAAACAAAAAAAGGTTTATAACCTACTCCAACCTGAAAATCACAAACCAAAGGAAAAACGAGTTAACAAATTAAAACTACCTGAAGGATTTACAAAATTCAAGGATAGTAGTTTGGTGTACCCTGTTCGTCGTCAAGCGTATAACTACCTAACTCAAAGAGGAATCACTGATAAGATTATTGAAAAGTATGGGATTGGGTTCTGTGACCAAGGTGCGTTCTCGGGTAGAATTATTATACCATCCTATGATAGTAAGGACGAGTTAAACTATTTTATTGCTCGAAGTTGGGACCCAAACAGTCGAGCTAAATACAAAAACCCGGAAGCATCTAAAGACGAAATAATCTTTTTTGAGAGTACAATCAATTGGAATGAGGACATCCATCTTTGTGAGGGTGCGTTTGACGCTATATTCCTACCGAATAGTATTGCTATGTTGGGAAAACATATGTCAGACTTATTACTTAATACCTTATATGAAAAAGCAAATGGAAATGTAATTATTTGTTTGGATAGTGATGCTTGGAATGACGCTGTTAAGTTATTCCATAATTTAAATGGGGGTAGATTATATGGTAAGGTTAAAATAATAAAATTAACGGGTGATGCCGATGTAGCTGATTTAAGGGGTGACATAAATAATCATTTTTATACAATGAAATAGATGATAGATTTAAATGAGGTTGCGAAAGAAATAAGGGGGTTATTAGATAAACGAAGAGAGGAACTTGAACTAACATTCGTTGAGGATACCCACACTTATTATATGAAGGATGAGACCGGAGTTATTAGAAGTGATTATCCATCTGTTAGTAAGGTGATGAAATACTTCTATGAAGAGTTTGATACTGAAGGTATATCGTTAAAGAAAGCCAAAGGTGACGTGTTTGTCCAACAACAATTATTAGATGAGTGGAAGGCTGCCGGAGATTACTCAACCAATATGGGTAGTAGGGTCCACTATATGTTGGAGAAGAAAACCATTGAGATGTTTGGGAATTACAAAGAAGTTAGACAACCCATCTTTGAATGTGACTTCACCCAAATCTTAAAAGGGGATAGTATGATTTCTGCCGGAACGGCATATTTAAATCTTATGGTTGAGAGAGGCGCGGTGTTATTGGACACGGAAATTGTATTGGGGGACCCTGAGTTGAAATATACCGGACAGCCCGATAAAGTGTGGTTGATAATGAATAAAGAACAAACAGAGTTTGGTTTGGTAATTACAGATTGGAAATCCAATAAACCAAAAAACTTTGAGGAGTCATTTTTCACCAAAAAAATGTATTACCCATTTGATAACTTACCTAACAACGCATTGGGTCACTACTTTACACAATTACCATTTTATGGGAAACTTCTTATTAAAATGTTACAAGGAACAAAATACGAGAACATTAAATTGTATGGGTGTATTATTGTTCTTGTTAAGGAAATTGGGGAGTATGAAGAGTTCCGTGTACCAAAAGGTGTTCAAGAAACCATATTGGAAATGGATATGTCAAAGTATTTGACAAAGAAATAAAAATAAACTAAATTTATAAAAAAAGAATATGGACGATTTATTAAAACCAAAGATTGATTTAAAACAACAACCTACATTAGTATGTGAGGACTGTGGTGGTATATACTTCAAAGAAGTTGTATTAATTAAAAAAGTTAACAAATTGTTAACGGGAAGTCAGGAAGACACTATAGTTCCGTTTCCAACATACAGATGTGACGATTGTGGTCACGTAAATGAAGAGTTTAAATTATTTGATAATTAAGATGATTAAAAAATTAGTTCACTTTAGTGACTTACATATAAGATTATTCAAAGACCACGACTTATATCGAGGAATATTGAATAATATGTTGAAACAATTCAGAGAGATTGCTCCGGACAGGATTGTATTCACCGGAGATTTAGTTCATTCTAAAAACCAAATGACACCCGAACTTATTGAGTTCGTGGCTTGGATTCTTACAGAATGTTCTCAAATTGCCAAAACTATTATTATAATTGGAAACCACGACTTCTTGGAATCTAACTCTTCAAGATTGGATGCTCTTACACCGGTGATTGATTCCTTAAAGAACGACAACATCGTTTATTTGAAGAACAGAGGTGAATACGAGGATGATAATGTTGATTGGGTTGTATATTCATTACTTGACCATAACATTCCACCTGAGATTGAAAAAACGGGTAGATTGAAGATTGGTTTATTCCACGGACCGGTTCAGGGATTAACAACCGACATCGGATATAAGTTTGAAACCGGATTTGAAACTGATAAGTTTAATGGATGTGATTTAGTTTTATGTGGTGATATTCACAAAAGACAAATCTTCAACATCCCGGGTGGTAAGAAAGCGTATATGGTAGGTTCAACAATCCAACAGAACTATGGTGAGACAATTACTAAACACGGGTTTGGAATCTATAATTTAGAATCTGATGAATATTCATTTGTTGATTTGGATAATCCAAAACCTTTCTTATCATTTAAGATGAAATCATTTGATGATATAATAAACGGAACAGAAAAATTAGTTAATAGTGGGAAATCTTAGAGACAAATATACTAATGAAGAGTGGGATGAAATTGAAAGAGAAATTGAACACGAAAAGAAATTAGGGAAACCTGATAATAGTTATTTGGCGATTTTCGTTGATGACTTAAATAAAGACCAATTAATCAACCTAAAATATAAGTTGTTGATTGAATGTAATATCCCAAAACATCAGTGTTGGTTAATTGATGATTGGATAAAATATCGAGAAAACAAAGAACGTGAGTCAGATAAAATTAACAGCTAGTCAATTAAAGTCAGTCCAAGAATATTGTAAGTTAAATAATATTGAGGATATTGATAAGTTCATTACGAAATGTTATACTGAAGGGTTTAATATTAAGAAATATGGTCTTCTTGGTAATGATTCAGGAAAAACGGATATTGTCGGTGAAAAACAGGTAGAAATTGAAGTAATCCGTGAAATACGGGTAGAAGTTCCTGTTGAAGTTATCAAAGAGGTTGAGGTAATCAGAGAAGTTATTAAAGAAATTGTTAAAGAAGTTCCGGTTGAAATTATCAAAGAAGTTGAGGTTATTAAAGAAATCCCTATTGAAAAAGTAGTAATTAACGAGGTTGTAAAAGAAGTCCCTGTTGAAAAAGTTGTCACAAAAATAGAATATATTAGTGACAATACTCAGATAAATGAACTATTGTTAAAAATACAACAGTTGGAAAATAGACCACCGGAGATAATTGAAACAATTAAGGAAGTTGAAATTATTAAAGAAGTTCCCGTTGAAAAGATTGTCGAAGTTAATAAAATAGTTGAGGTTGAAAAAGTAATTGAAGTGGAAAAATCAAATGATAAGACATTACTTCTCCAAGAAACTTTACAGAAACTTAGAAAAGAACTATCTTTAAAGAACACAAGGATTGAGGACCTTGAAAAAATAAATAAACAATTGGAATCGATGAAAGTCAGTCAAGGGGCTGTATTTCTTAAAGGTTCTAATATAAGTGAAACAATGTAATATGATAACACAATTATTATTATGGATGATTATGGCTTACGGGATGACCAACATAATTGTTTACGGAAGTATCTTTAATGGGCCGAGAAACTCCATTAACAAAGCATCAAACACACCACATTTTCCTTTTCGAGGATTCTTTATATTTGTGAGTGATATGATTAAATGTATGATGTGTGCCTCGGTATGGGTTGGATTCTTTTTTGGAATTTTCTTATATTCACCAGTACACGAAATGTTAGGGGTTTCAAGTTGGGTCTCTTGGTTCTTTGATGGTATGTTAGCGTCAGGGTCAGTATGGGCTTTCAACGGTATGGTGGAATGGTTTGAAGAAAATAGACCGACAAAAAATTAAAATATGAAAAGTAAATTAGGTGACTTTGTTATTAAGTTTTTGAAAGATAAGACTGAGACAAGAAAGATTATTAAGTGTGATGATTTTTTTCAGTTGGTGAATGATATGGGGATTAATGATGATAGTGATGAAATTGTTGATATTATATATTATTTAGAAGATAATAATACTGATATTAATTTTCACGGGGCGAATACTCAAAATTTTTACACTAGATACAGAAATATTGAAAGAAAGGTTCAGATGTCTAAAATGTTAAAAGGTTCTAAACCGGAAGTTCAAAAACTAATTGAAAAAGTTGAAAGTATAAGTGTTAAAGAAAGACCGGATTGGTTAGAAACATATCGAAATGATGATGAAGACACAACACCTGTTGCCTTTACAGATAATGATAACAATTTAGGTAAAAGTATTCTTGATAGATTAACTAATGAAGTTAAAGAACGAATTGAAAACGAACCGGGAATAACTTTAGAAGAAATACAAGAACAAATGAATAATGAATTAAATAACAATTAAATAAATACAATTATGCCAAAGTCAAAATTACGTGGTGGTGCAAAGGCACACAAAGCAAGAGTATCAACAAGAAACAACACTATTAAAGGATTAAGAAAGAAAGCTCAAGCGGAGTATCAAGAAATGTTTGAGAAACAAATGGAAGAGTTAAAGGCTCAATACCAAAATGAGAATGGTGAAACAACAGAATTAAACGCCGATGTGATTGTTGGTGATACAAATGAGGTTAATGTAATAGACGCTGAGGTTGTTACACCTGAAACTGTTTAGACATTCGTTAGACATTTTTTAGACATTCAACCAATGGATTTATTCAATCCCCCCATAGAATTTAATTACACAATAATGATAAAAGATTTAGATATCACAAGTTTTGATA